GACAATAATGTATGAAATAAATTACCAACAGCTTTTGGATAACTACGATCAGATGATAAATACTCTTGAGTATGACTCAATGCGTAGTGGTGGAAAGGCTAAACTTAACGCAGATACATTGCATCATTTATATTCAATGAAATCTGTATATGAGAAAAAATTAATACCTGCTAAAAAGGAGGTAAAGAAGAATGGATAAAAATACCGAAGCAACAGTAGACTCTACCCCATCAGATGACTCTACAGCAACGGATAGTCGAACAGAAGAACAGATGCTGGCTGACATTGTAGCGAACTCCGAGTTCACTGAATCTCTACCCAATGAGCAAGACGTTCCTGAGTTAGACACGGAAGAACCTGCTGAAGAAGACCCAGAAGCAGAGGAATCCGAAACTGAAGAAGTTGAAGAAGAAGTCGAGACAGAAGAAGAAGAAGCGACAGATGAGGATGATACGTCTACCCAAGAATCTGAAGTGTATTCTACTGAAGACTTAGACTTAGATGCTAAAGTGGCTATCAAAATAGATGGCAAAGACACTGAAGTATCTTTTAGTGACCTGATTAAAGGTTATTCTACTGAACAACATCTTTCTAATGAGGGTCGAAAACTTGGCGATGCAAGAAAACAACTTGATGAAGAATATGGAAAGAAGTTTAAAGAAATAAACGATCTTGGACAAGCTTCTTCGGCAGTGTTGTATCGAGAAGAGCAAGCCTTGGCAAAAGATTATCACGATATAGAAGCTCAAATAGACGAGGCTAGAAAGGATGGTGATGCGTATCGAGTGAATGAACTAAAAGATAAGCGAGAACAAGCTCAAAAGAAATATTGGGATGCCAGAAATGGTAGAGAACAATTAGTAAAGCGAGTTCAAGCCCAAGTTCAAGAACAAAATACTAAACAATGGAATGAGCAATTAGAAAATTTTCAAAAGGCTATTCCAGAAATGATACCTGACTTCAATGAGAAGACAGCTAAAGCAATAAGAGAGTTTGCTATAGCAGAAGGTATACAACCAGAAATTCTAGACACTATTGTAGACCCTGTTATTGTGAAGTTTGTAGATGACTACAGACGATTAAAACAAGGAGTAACTAAAGGCAGTGCTAAAAGAAAGAATACTGTTGTTAAAAAAGCTCCTGTTCGTAAAGCCAAAACTAGGTCTCAAAAAGAAGTAGATCAAGAGACTATGATAAGGCAACGAGCTTTTGCTGAAGATTCATCTAACGATGATCAAATGCTTTTTCTTCGAGGACTTGCAAATAAATCATTAAACTTATAATACCTCGGAGGGTATAATACAATGGCGACTTTAGGCGTAAGAGCTTCTGGTGGACCACAAGGTCCAGCTAGAGCTACCAGTGCAAACGTCTCTCAAAGAGAAGACCTTGCAAACTTTATTACGATGATTACAAGGGATGAAACTCCTTTTATGTCATCTATCGGCAGTGCAAAAGCAACTGCTATCTATCACGAATGGCAAACAGATCAGCTAGAAGCACCTGGAAACTCAAGAGTTGGTGAGGGTACAGACTACCTAGAGCCTTCAGCAAACGGTGGTGGTGGAGTAGGTACTGATGGTGCTTTCTTCAATAAATCAGGTCCAAACAGAACCAGACTAGGTAACTACACACAGATCAACGGTAAAACTATTGCTGTGTCAGGAACTAGAAGGGCTGTAGATCAAGCTGGTGTTGCAGATGAATATGCATATCAGTTAAAGAAAAGAGGCACAGAGCTAAGAAGAGACGTTGAGCATGACATGGTTCATTCTTTTAACGTATCTGCAGCTGTTGCCGCCCAAGCTGGAACTGCAAGAAGTTCAGGTGGATATCAATCATTTATTAATAATACAGCTACAGTTAATTACTTAGGTGGTTGGGAAGCCCCAGCAACTCAAGGTGACGGTACTGGAAAGATTAAATCAAATGCCGCTGCAGCTGGACAACCAGCTAAAGGCTCACTATCACTTTCAGAAATTGATTCTGTTATGCAGAAGATCTATGAAGAGGGTGGTAAGGCAACTAAGGTGATGATGTCACCTAAGTTAAGAAGGGATTTCTCCGACTTAATGATCAGTGATACTGGTGTTGTAAGAAACATCGATGAGAAGGGAAAGTTAAGACAGTCAGTAGATGTATACATGTCAGACTTTGGTGATCTAATGGTAGTACCAAACTACATCATGGGATTAACTAATGCTGTTCAGTTTACTCAAACTAACGGTTCAACTAACCTAGGTGCAACAACTGATGTTGCTAACTTCTCAGCACTTATCTATGATCCACAGTGGTTCGCTATGGCTTCACTAAGACCTTTAAAAGAGGTTGATGTAGGGCAGAAAGGTGACTCTACTGTCGGTATGATGGTTGAAGAATCAACTCTAGAAGTACGCAATCCAAAAGGTTGTGGTGCTATCTACGGTTTAAATTAACTGTTATTTTAAGGGAAGTCAACATGGCTTCCCTTTTTTTATATAGGAGAATACAATATGGTAATGTCACTAGCAGAAGCTAAAAAGAAAACTGATGCTAAAATAAAAAAAAATAGAAAAAAATATTTTGGTACAAAAGAATCAGGACCGCCTAGTTCAGATAAAAGACTTGGAAAAACAATTAAAAATGTTGGAAATAAAATTAAAAACTTTGTAAGTTCTGCAAGCAGTGAACCAAAAACTTTTGGTCAAGCCTTTGCAGCGGCTAGAAAAAAATTAGGTGCTGGAAAAACATTTACTTATAAAGGTAAAAAATATACTACTAATAGAGCAGATGACAAAAAGAAAGTTAATAAGCCTATGTATAGTAACGATACTGCCGATAAGAAAAATCCTAGAGGTCCAAAAGTAAGTGTTCGTCAAGGTACTCCAGATCAAAAACGAGGTTCAAAAACTCAAACAGCTCCTGCCGAAAAGAAATCTATTTTTAGTAAAGTAAAAAATGAATTTGGTAAAATGAAATCTGATTTTAATAAAGCAGTTAAAGAAACTAAAAGAAATTTTGGTCCAGATCGAATGAAAAGTGCAAACAAAAAGAAATTAGATTCTAAAGGTAACTATAAAGGAACTAATATTAAACCTACTAAGTTACAATTAAGTAGAATGAAAATGGCTAAAGGCTACAGTGCTGGTGGAACAGTATTTACAGGGAGATAATAATGAACGAACTTTACATTTTTGATGCTAGCAGTGGTAATATTTTTGCGGCATCACAATCAACAATTCGTATTACAGAAGCGACAGGTGGTGGTTATAAACTAACTCACTTTAAAGCAGGTATTAATGTAACACCTGATGCTGCAGCTACTGGTGATGAGTTAGGTTATATAGGTAAATCAGGTCGATTTGTAGCAATTACAGAACCAGCTTAAGGAGTTTGAGGACATGGCTAAAGAAAATAATTTTGTCTTCTCAAGTGCCACTGTAGATCAAAAAGAGTCTATTAAGGCTGGTTTTGATTTACAGACAGGCGAATGGGAAGCAAAACAAAACATAGATCAATATAAAGAACACGCTAAAAACGAAAGAGACAGACAAGATTACTTTGGAAAGACTAAAGATGGTTATAGAAAGCTAGCTACAATACCAGATATCGTTGCAATAGATATACTACAAAAACATAAGTTAGATCTACATGATCAACACTTTATGAATAATCCAGCTAACCTAACCAAGTTAAGAAGTATTCTTATGACTGAATACCGTGATTTAGTGATCAACACTTAGGAGTAAGATATGGCATTAACATATACTGAGCTTACTACACTCGTTAGAAACTGGTGTAACCGAGACGAAGAGGTTGTGAGTGATGCGATCATTCAAGATTGCTTAAAGTATGCCGCAGATAAGGCTTACCGAACACTTCGTGTTCCTCCTTTAGAAAACGTAGCAATATACGAAAAGTCTTTATTAGAGACAGCAACCGCAACAGGTCAAAGTGGATTAACTATAACAGAATTACAGTTACCTTTTGACTTAATAGAATTTATACAGATAAAAGAATTAGATAGTGATAGTAAGTCGTTAAGAGTGTTTAATGAAAAACTAGATATACGAACATTTAATGATGTTAATGCAGAGAAATATTCCAATATGAACTATTGGACTAGACAAAGGAATGTTGTCCTACTCACTCCTGGATTTAATAGTACAGGAAGTGCCAATAGTATAGAAATGTTATACTATAGAAGACTACCAGCTTTAGATGCATTATATTCAGTTACAGTATTAAACTATAATGCTGGGTTCTTAACCACAACTGGTGGAACTACATACTTATACTTTACCACAACTGGTGGTGTAGCTAATACAACAGCATATGCAACTCAAGCAGAAGCTGTCACAGCAGCTACAGGAAATATAACTGCTAAAGTAAATGTGGCAGTAAATAATAGTACAAGTATAACAAACGATAATAGATCAGGTACAGTTGTTGTTGGACAAGAGCTATCAGGTACAGGAGTTGTAGCAAATGCATCAACAGGTGCTCCTCCAAAGGTAACTAATGTAAGTAATCAAAATAGTATAACAGTAGATACTGCACAGACAATAGCTGATAATGTAGATATAACATTCTCAAATACAACAGCTACAAAATATATAGGAACACTTGTCCCTAACTGGCTTAGAGATCAAAATGAAAGAGTATTACTTATGGGTGCTCTTGCAGAAATATTCTCGTTTACACAAGAAGATGACCAAGCCCAAAAGTATGGTACAATGTTCTTTAATGAAATAAAAGAATTAAATGACGAAGATGGAAAGAGGAATGCATCTGGTGGTAATCTACAAATAAACTTTAATGGAAGAGGGTTAATATAATGACAACTGCAGCAAGACCTGGACAGTTTACAGGTGCAACAGATAACTCTGCCAACGGTGGCTTGTTTGGTGATACTAAAATAGATGGTATTCCTGATCTAGTCGGTGCAGATGTCCTCGCAGCTCAAACGGCTGCAACAAATGCAAAGACTTCGGAAACAAATGCAGCAACAAGTGCAACCAATGCAGCAACAAGTGAAACAAATGCTGGTAATAGTGCCACTAGTGCAAGTACGAGTGCAACAAATGCGAGTACAAGTGCTACAAACGCTAGTAACAGTGCCAGTACAACTGCGGCAGATGCAGCAACAGCAACAGCTAAGGCAACTGCGGCAAGTACAAGTGCAACTAATGCGGCAGCATCTGAAAGTGCAGCAGCAGGTAGTGCAACAAGTGCAAGTACAAGTGCATCTACAGCAACTACACAAGCCAACAATGCAACTACAAATGCATCATTGGCAACAACTGCAAAGAATGCAGCAGTCGTAGCTCAAACAGCGGCAGAAACAGCCGAGACTAATGCAGAGACTGCAGAGACTAATGCAGAAACAGCTGAGGCTAATGCAGTAACTGCTAAAAACACTGCAACAACTCAAGCAACTAATGCATCTAGTAGTGCAACTGCAGCAGCAACTAGTGCAACTGCTAGTGCAACAAGTGCTACTGCAAGTGCCAGTAGTGCAACAGCATCAGGGACTAGTGCAAGTACTGCAAGTGGACATGCAACAACTGCTACAACACAAGCAACCAAGTCACAGAACTACGCTATAAAAGTAGACGGAGCTATCACAGGATCAGAGTTCTCATCTAAAGCATGGGCTGTAGGTGGTACAGGTGTTGATAATGCTTCTGGTGGTGGTAGTGCCAAGGACTGGGCAACAGATACAACTAATACAGTAGATAATACAGAATACAGTGCTAAAGAATATGCAATAGGAATACAGGCAGCTCAATCAAATGGTTCAGCTAAACAGTGGGCGTTAGGTGGCGGTAACTTTGTTATGTCCACAGCAGTCTCTGGTGGTCAATACTCAGCAAAGTATTGGGCAGATCAAGCAGCTTCCTCGGTAGCTAACTTCGATGAGAAGTACTATGGGAACTATGCAAGTGATGCTGCAGCAGAAAATGCCCATGAAGCCGCAGGTAAAACTGTAACTGTTGGTGATCTATACTATAGCACCTCGGTTAATGCAGTTAGATATTGTCAAGTAGCACCTTCAGGCACAGGAGCACCAGTAGGTACATGGCAATCAATAGCACAACAAGATTTATCAAGCTATGCAACAAATGGTTTTGCAATAGCTATGTCAATAGCTTTATAGGAGAATAAGATGGCACAAAATTTTAGAAGATATGCCGAAAAAAATATCGGAACAACGCCAGTTGATATCCCTGACGCAGCTAACTTTGATAGCTTTGATACAATAGTCGGTATTAACTTAGCAAACAGATCAGCTTTAGCTATTAAGGCTTCAGTATTTATAATAGTGAACGTAGGTGTAGGGGGTGTAGATACAAGTGAACAATATCGACATTATTATATTAAAGATGCACCTATCCCAACAGGAGGTACACTGCAGGTTTTAGACGGTGGAGCTAAGTTTGTAGTACAAGCATTAGATAGATTATATGTTGTATCAGATACTGCAAGTAGTCTTGACGTATGGGTATCGGCAGTAGACGCAATTAGCACATAGGAGAATAACATGGGATACGTAGGAAATCAAAGTAGTAGTTCTTTTAGCAGTATGATTAAACAAGATATTACTGGTGATGGTGGAACTAGTTATACTCTATCACATGCAGTGGCTAACTCAAATGAGATAGAAGTGTTTGTGAATAATGTAAGACAAGAGCCTACAGATGCATACAGTGCAAGTGGAACAGCTCTCACTATGACAGGTGCAGTGGCTAATTCAGATAACTTTTACGTTGTCTATATAGGTAAAGCTCTTCAAACAGTTGTACCTCCAGCAAACTCTATAACTGCAGCTATGATGACAGGTGCAGCTGGTGTAGGATCGTTTCTTGGAGATACAGGTACAGCTCTCGGAAATATAATAAGAGTACATGAACAAGAATTAAATACAAGTGTTACAGTCGCAGCAAATACAAATGGTGTTGCAGCTGGACCTTTAACAATAGCTAGTGGTGTTACGTTAACAATTACTGCTGGTGCAAGTTTGGCGGTGGTGTGATGAGTACAATAAAAGTAAATCAAATACAAGACACAAGTACAAACGTTGCAGCAAATATTAGTGGTGGTGTAGTATCTTTAACAACACCTTTAGCAGTATCCAGTGGTGGAACTGGTGTAAGTGCAAAAGATGCTTTTTGTTATGTTTTGATAAACAATGGTAGCACAATGTATATGGACGGAGGAGATTGGGATACTTTCGTAAATAGTGTTACTAATGTTCATGCTTCAACACCTTACTCAAATAATAGTTTTCAGCCAGATGGCATAGGAAGTAACTTTAATGTTGCTACTGGAATATGGACTTGTTCTGTTGCTGGTAGATATTATGTTCATACTCATGCAACTTTATATTACCCAAGTGCTGTATCTACGAGTTATCTCGCTTTGGCTTATAGAGCAAGTTCAAGTGATAGTTGGAACTATGGAGTAAGTGGATATTCTTTATACTACAGCAATGATGCAGCATGGTTAAATGGAGAAGTATCTGGAATATTTGATTTAGCTGTAGGCAATCAACTATGTGTTTATGGATATTCTAGTGGTGCTGGTTCAACAAGTGTTCAGATGAACAATCATAGTTTTATGGGGTATATGATATAATGAGTGAATTAAGATCAAATAGGATTACGGATATCGCTGGAACAGCATCTCCTATAATTCCTGGTGGTGTATTGCAAATTCAATATACTCAATACACATCTACAAGTACTCAAGCTATATCAGCTAATACCAATACTGTTGTACCTGTATTAACAGTAAATATAACACCAAAGTCTACAAGCTCAATAATAAAATTAGATGCACATGTATTCTTTGAATGGCAGACTTCAGCAGCTTCTTTTAATAGTGTTTGGTTTTTTTACAGAGATACAACAAAATTAGCTATCGCCCAAGCTGGCAATAGATTGTGTGGAATAAGTGCTACTTCAATCTCTGAAAATGCAGATGGAGCAAGCACACCTGAAACAGCTAAGTATACATATTTTGATACGCCTAGTACAACTAGTCAAATAACTTATAAGGTAGGTGTAATTACACACTATACCACTAATTTCGGTATCAATAGATGCTATGCAGATTCAGATACTACAGAATATGAAAGAGGGCTTAGCCTTATTTCAGCAACTGAGATAGGAGGATAGCATGAGTACATTAAAAGTCGGTGCTATACAGAGCACAACAGGTAATGCTGCTATTACTGTAGCGAATACAGGTGTGGCTACGTTTACTAGTACACCAGTAGGTGCAGGTAAAATATTGCAAGTCGTTAATACTAGTACAACAACTGCTACAGCAACAATAACTGCAAGTGGACAACATGCTGTTTTAACTGCATCTATTACCCCAAGTTCTACCTCAAGTAAAATCTTTATTACTGCTGGAGCATCATGTACTGTTGTTGGAGGTTCAAGTAGTCTTTTAACTTCTGATATATACAGAGGAACTACGAGTGATACAGTAGTTTCAAGAGAATATACTGGTAATGGAGTCGAAACAAATACCCATACTTGTTATTGGACAGCTAGTCATGTTGTAGTTGATTCTCCAAGTACGACTAGTGCTCAGACCTACACCTTTAGTATAGGAAGAGGTTCTGGTGGAACAACAAGTGTTAAAACAATAGGAAGCTCTGGACACCCAGCAGTTATGTCTTTAATGGAAATAGGAGCTTAAAATGGAAAATGATATAGTCCAAGCAATACTCGCAATTAATTCAAAAGCAGAAGTCCTAGTCAAAGGTGACGATGTAGATACTTGCGATATTCAATGGGTAAATGGAACTAAAGAGATATCAAAGGCAGATATAAAGGCTAAGATAACAGCAATAGCATATATAGGAAAAAGACAAGCAGAATATCCAACAATAATAAATCAATTAGATGACCTATATCATAATGGAATAGATGGTTGGAAAAAGACTATTAAAGCAATTAAAGATAAATACCCAAAGGAGTAGAGCATGGCATTAAGTAAAATATTAAACGCTAGTGTAACAGATAGTACACTGACAACAACTAAGCTAGCAACTCCTAACTTGGGTAGACGTAATATTATTATTAATGGTGCAATGCAATGTTGGCAAAGAGCAACCTCAGCCTCTGCAATAGGTTATACTTCTGTTGATAGGTGGTCTTATTATGCCCCATCAAGTTTAGCTATATCAAGGTCAACAGACGTACCTACTGGTTTTCAGTATGCTACTTCAGTAGGTGGTGGTGGAGACTCGAGTGGTCTTACACAAAAAATAGAAGCATCTACTTGTAAACAATTAGTTGGAGCAACAATAACTGTTAGTTTTTATTTAAAACAAACAACTGGTGCAGGTACAGATAAAATTGCAGTAGCCTTATCAAGAGCAAATTCTGAAGACAACTTTGGTGGTACAACATCTATATCAAGTCAAACAATATCTACAACATCATCTTATGCAAGATATACTTGTACTTTTGCATCTTTACCTGCTGAAGTTGCAAATGGATTACAACTTACTATAAAATCAAATGGCTCTGGTTCTGTAGTTTATTTGATTACTGGAGTTCAAGTAGAAGCAAATTCACAAGCTACACCGTTTGAGTATAGACCATATGCAGAAGAATTAACTCTATGCCATAGATATTTTGTTAAAACAAATCCTGCAGATGATAATAGAGCTAGTGGTGTTACTGGAGTTGTGTATTCAACTACTCAAGCAGTTTTGGATATGGTACTTCCAGTTATAATGAGAGCAGCACCAACTGTGAGTATCGGTGGTAGTAATAATAGCTACTGGATTGCAGGAATACATGGTACTGCGTCAGCTACAATAGCATCATCAATGTATCAACCAAATGTAATTTGGTGGGAGTTAAGTTCTATTAGTGGAGGTTCTCCACAACGAGGTTATCAAATAACATACAGTGGTCAAGTATCAATAGATGCAGAATTATAGGAGTATATGATGAATATAACAAAAGCACAATATATGAAGGGCAGTTTAGATACTTCTAATACCTCTATAAAAGCTACAATAGATAGTCAAGAAATGACTGTACCACTAGACCCTGCCAACAGACACTACGCAGCAATCCTTGAATGGGTTAAGAAAGGAAATAAAATAGAGGAGGCAGAATAATGCCATATATAGGAAAACAACCTCTCACAGGAGAGTTTATAAAGCTAGATGCATTAACAGCTAGTGCCACTGCAACATACGCCTTACAAAGAGGTGGTGCTGCATTTACACCAGCCAGTGCAGAACAGCTTATTGTATCACTCAACGGTGTTACACAAGCACCTATTGATGCATATAGTGTCAGTGGGAGCAATATAGTATTCTCAGAAAACCTCAGCAGTAACGATGTAATAAACTACGTAGTCGCTCTAGGTGAAGTCGGTGATAGTGTTGTACCTACAGATGGATCTGTTACAAGTGCAAAGCTATCGTCTACGTTAGGTCGAGGAACAGCACCGATAAGGGTGAATACAAATAGTCTTACAACGAATCAAACAATAGCATCAGGTGAGAATGCTGGAGTGTTTGGTCCGTTTACAATCCCAAGCAGTGTGACACTCACAGTCAACGGAACTTTTACGGTGGTATAATATGAGTAAATTATATGTAAATGAATTACATCCAAAAACTACAGGGGGAGTAATTACACAACCAAATGTACCAGCGTTTTATGTTAATCCAACTAGCAAACAAGAGAATATTGCAATAAACTCAAATGTTACAATTACATTTAATAATAAAGTTACTGATAACGGTAACAATTTTGCAAACAATTCTTTTACTGCTCCTGTAAACGGATTTTATCATTTTAGCACATATTTAAGATTAGAAAACATAGATTCTGCTGCTGGATACTATTTACTTATGTGGCAGATAGGTGGTACTACTATACAAGGGCATTTGTTTGACCCTGATTTTGGACAAGACAACACTTTCTTTGCTATGAATTCTAGCTTAACCTATTATGTAGCAGCAAATACAGCAGTATCACTTTTAATTAACCAAAGTGGCGGCACAAGCCAAACTGATATTGATGATGACAGTTGGTTTAGCGGTCATTTAGTAGGATAGGAGTATAACATGAGTAGTAAAATAGGCGTGCAGAATATTGCACATACAAACGGAACTGTTGCAGCAACTGTAGCAAGTGACGGAGATATAACTGCAAGTGCAGATCTAAGTGTTACTGGCGACATAAAAAAAATTACAAGTGGCACAAGCAACTTTGCAGCAGGTGTCAATGCAGGTAACTCCATTGCAAATGGTGGTGATTATAATGTTTGTGTTGGCGATGAAGCAGGAACAGCACTAACTACTGGAGATAAAAATACTTTAATTGGTTATACAGCAGGGGATGCATTAATTGATTCAAGTTTTAATACAGCAGTTGGTAATAATGCTTTAGGAGCAGATACAAAAGGTAGTAGGTCGGTTGCGATTGGTCATGGCACATTATCAACACAAAACTTTACAAGTTCTACCGATACTTACAATACGGCAGTTGGATTTGGTGCAGGGAATGCAATAACAACTGGAGATCACAATACTTTAATTGGTGGTCAATCAGGGGCTTCAATGTCAACTGGTACATCTAATACTCTAATTGGTGCTTATTCAGGAACTTCAATTAATACTGCAGTTAGAAACGTAGCGATTGGTCATCAAGCTATGTATAGTCAAACTGATGGAAGTAATAACACATATATTGGTTGGCAGTCAGGCTATGGTAATAATGGTCATAACAATGTTGCTATCGGTTGGCAGGCTTTGTATAGTGGTAATGGTTCTGATAGCTGTGTGGCTATTGGTAGAGGAGCATTAGAAGTTGCTACTGGAGACAGTAATTTAGCAATCGGTTATCAGGCAGGGGGAGGACTAACAACTGGTGTTAACAATATTGAGATTGGGTATCAATCAGGAACATACTCAACACCTTTGCAAACTGGTGGTCAAAATATATTAATTGGTAATTATTCTAAAACAAGTTCAAGTACTATAGATTACGAAATTGTTATCGGCTATAACACATCAGGGCAAGGCACTCAAACATTTACATTCGGTCAAGGTTCGGTAGATACTAGTATAGGTTTCGGAGGAACTAGTTGGAATGCACCATCAGATGAAAGATTAAAAGAAGATATTAAAGATGAAACTGTAGGTCTTGCATTTATTAATGAACTTAGACCAGTAACATTTCAATGGAAAAAAGAAAAAGACATTCCAGAAGAGATGGAAGGTTACGATAAAGATTCCGATGAAAGAGTTATGAATGGTAAATATAATCATGGTTTTATAGCACAAGAAGTTAAAGAGGTTATAGATAAATATGATATCAAAGATGGTCTAGGTCTTTGGATGGAATCAGGGAAAGATAAAAGACAAAGATTAGCAGAAGGTGAGCTTATACCATTCTTAACAAAAGCAATCCAAGAATTATCAGCTAAGAATAATGCACTTGAAGCAAGAATAGCAAAATTAGAAGGAGCATAACATGACAAGTATACTTAAAGTAGACAACCTCCAAAATGCTAGTGGTTCTGGCACTCCTTATATAAAAGATGCTGTGTTGCAAATGCCTTTTACACAATACACAAGCACAACTACTCAATCTATTACAGGACAAACATCTACTGCAATAACTGTATTAACAGTAAATATAACACCAAAAAGTACTTCATCTATAATAAGATTAGACTCTAATATAATGTTTGAATGGGGAGTTGCATCAAATACATATAGTGGTATGTGGTTCTTTTATAGAGATACAACAAAATTAGCTCATGCTCAAGCTGGTAGTCGATTATGTGGTATATCAACTAGCTTATCTTCTCATAGTGCATCTGATGATGATAGTACACCTGAAATGGCTATTGTAACATATTTTGATTCTCCTAATACAACAAGTCAAATAACTTATAAACTTGGAGTTGAGTGTTATAGTAATGACACCTTACATATTAATAGAACTGTTGGAGATACTGATAATAAATCATTTGATAGGGGTCTTAGCTTCATATCAGCCACAGAGATAGGAGGATAGTATGGCACTAACAAAATTAAACTTCGGTGGCAATCAGCAAGCACTCGTTGCGGCTAATATCCCTACTCTCAATCCAACAAGTATGCCTGCTGGTAGTGTTATTCAAACACAAGTAGCACAATTTCAAGAAGGTATAAATGGACATACACGAGTTGAAACATCTTCTCAAAGTCCAACAGCAACTAATATACTTGTAACAATAACACCTAAGCTTTCAACAAGTAAGTTACTAGTTAACTTTAATGCACAAGGTGCTTTTAATAGTGCTGTAACTGGTAATGCGATAGAACTATATCTATATAGAAGTGTTGGTGGTGCTAGTTTTGCTGCAGCAGATTTAGATTCTGGAAAAGTTGCTAATTATAATTCTTATGCTAACGATACTACTGGAGTTATACATAACTCGGCTTTTAGTTGGCTCGATAATCCAGCTACTACAAGTGCAGTTATATATAAAATTTATATTGCTTCAGCGAATGGTGGTGGTCTAGTTAAATTTGGTGCTAATACAAATGATTTAAAATTTATAAGTGTTCAAGAGATTAAACAATAATGAAACAAAAAATGGAGATAACACCTGAGCTTAGAGTTCAGATGGATCTACTGGCACATGAAAAAGAATGTGCAATTAGATACCAAGCAGTAGATGATCGATTAAGAAACCTAGATAAACGTATGTGGAGACTAGAGGCTATGTCAATGGCAAGCACATTCGGAGTAATTGCTTTAGTCGTAGCCATAGTAATGAAGTAATGGAACTAGTCTTCGTTCTCATTACCTATCTAGGAACAGCAAAACTTGATCAATCTTATTTCAAGAGTATAGATGATTGTCTATACTTTGCAAAAAGAATAAACAGTAACGTATCAATACCAACAATACAGCAAGGTACACCGAGGAAATACACCGCTGTTTGTGAACCAAGGAAAGTAAATAATAAAACAAAGGTGTACTAATGATAGATCCAGTGACGATATCGGTAGCAGTGGGAGTCGCAAGTAAAGCATTCTCTGCCATCAAACAAGGATTTGCTATGGGTAGAGACATAGAGCAAATGTCAGGAGACATCGGTAGATGGATGGGAGCAGTATCAGACGTTGATAACGCTGAGAAACAAGCTAAGAATCCCCCTATCTTTGGAAAACTATTTCAAGCAGGCTCTGTCGAAGAGGCAGCGATGGCAGCATATGCAGCAAAAAAGAAACTTGAAGAACAAAGATATGAACTTAAAATGTTTTTAAACATGACACATGGACCACAAGCCTATGATGAGCTACTCCAGATGGAAGGTCAAATAAGAAAACAAAGACAACAAACAATATATAAACAACAACAGCTAAGAAGGCAACTCGGTGAAGGGATTGCTTGGTTATTTTTAGTTGCTGCTATAGGTGGGCTTATCCTATTATTAGTTAGCGTATTTACAAGTAAGTCTTATGCAGACACCTATAAGTATGTACCTAAGCCTTACACTAAACAACAACTATTACAGCAAGGGAAGATACTCGAAAAGAAGTATACAACCTGTAGACTAAAAAAGATAATCAAATCAAAGTATACAAATAAACAAGCCTGTATTTATCTGGGTGGAAATAAAACGTATACTTTAATGTACGAAGCTAACTGCCCTAAACAATATAAGTGTGTTTATAACCCTAATAGTAAAGAGCCTAACATAGATAATGTTATGGAAAGTCTAAGGAGTATAGGGAAGAAATGACGGTATATGAGGATGGTGATTATAGATTAGAATTAGATAGAAAGGGTAAGGTGTATCATAAAGAGCAGTTATGCTTTATTGGAGATACACACTTAGCAATCTCTATGTTTATAAGACACAGTACGAATATAAAAATTAATATGAAATTAAAACGGAGGATAAATTAAGGAGTATGAAATGGTTAAAGAAAAATTATTACAGATTAGGTTTATTAGGTATATCTATAATGTTGCTAAGTTCATGTGGCATGGGTGTTGTAAAAACTGCGAATGTGCCTGTAAGTAAACACTGTCACTTAGGACACATATAATGCTTACTGCACTTATAGGACCAGTCAGTAATCTTCTTGGAAAGTTTATAGAAGACAAAGACATGAAGAATAAACTTGCTCATGAGGTAGCCACAATGGCTGAGACTCATGCACAAGAGTTAGCCAAAGGTCAGCTAGCGATCAATCAAGCAGAAGCTAAACATAAGAGTATATTCGTAGCTGGATGGAGACCCTTTATAGGGTGGACATGTGGTATAGCTTTGTGTTGGCACTTTGTACTCGCACCTGTGACAATGTTCGTATGTGCATATCTATCAGTGGTGATACCAGAGTTACCGACATTTGATATGGGTAGTCTTATGACTGTACTCATGGGTATGTTGGGTCTTGGTGGTCTTAGAACTTATGAAAAGCAGAAAGGATTAACCAAGTGATAAAGTGGTTTCGGAAGTTTAAATCAAAGATTAAATGCCGAATCCATATATTTAGTTTATCGGAACAATTAAAAGGATTCCAACCTTTTGGAAGACGAGATCGGCTAGTAAAAAAATTAGAGGAGCTAAAGCAAACACTTGAGCAACTAAGTTAAGAGGAGAATAAATGAGTAATAAAGCAGTTCCAAAGAAAAAACAAGGATTATTACATAATATTAAACAAAGACAAAAGAAAAATATATCTAGAAGTAAAAAGAATACCACTATCAGTTCAAAAAATTATAATAAAATGAAAACAGGTAAATGGACATGAGCAAACTTATAGAAACACTAAGAAGACACGAAGGAGTAAAGAATACACTCTATAAATGTACTTCAGATAAATGGACAATAGGAGTAGGTAGAAACCTAGAAGATGTAGGTCTCTCAGATGAAGAGATAGATATACTACTACTCAATGATATTGTAAGAACTAAAGAGCTTATGGATGATTACATTCCATGGCATAATGACCTTGATGAGGTGAGACAAGAAGCACTTATCAACTTCGTATTTAATGTAGGCATAGGTACTACAATGAAGTTTAAAAATGCTATGGCTGCACTAGAAGAACAAGACTACGATACTGCAGCTCTTGAAATGATGGACTCAAATTGGGCAAAACAAGTAGGAAATAGAGCAATAGAAATTACCGAGATGATTAAGACTGGCGAATACCAAGACTAGCATAAAATACGCCCTTTAAGGGGCAGTCCGTCATTAACAATAGAGGTAAAATTATGCTAAGAAATAGAAACTATGAAGGTCCAATCATGACCATCGCTCAAGAAATAGATGAAATGAAATACAGACAGAAGGGAGAGACCTTCGATGATAAAATAAAGAGGATAGCAAGAGCATTATCAGATGGAGACGAACATAGATTCGTACTTGAAGATATATTAGGTGAGATGAGATTCCTTCCTGCAGGTAGAGTACAATCTGCAATAGGTTCTAACCGTATTACTACTGCTTATAATTGTTTTGTATCAGGAGAAATAGAGGATAGTATGGACTCTATTATGGAAAGAGCAAAAGAAGCCGCAGAGACAATGAGAAAAGGTGGTGGCATAGGCTATGACTTTAGTAAGCTAAGACCTAGAGGAGACCTTATAAAGTCTCTTGATAGTAAGTCTAGTGGACCAATCTCGTTTATGCAAGTCTTTGATTCTGTTTGTCAAACTATAGCTAGCTCTGGACATAGACGAGGAGCACAGATGGGTGTCTTAAGAATCGATCATCCTGACGTACTTGACTTTATAAGAGCTAAAAGAAATAATGACAAGCTAACTGGATTTAATATTTCAGTCGGTATCACAGATGCTTTCATGGATGCATTAGAAAATGGAACTGAATATGAGTTAATATTTAATGGTGAAGTCCGTGGTAGTCTTTCAGCTCAAGAAGTATGGGATGAAGTTATGTCGTCTACTTGGGATTGGGCAGAGCCTGGAGTTTTATTTATTGATCGTATTAAAGAGATGAATAACCTTTGGTACTGTGAAGAGATATATGCAACAAATCCTTGTGGTGAACAACCTTTGCCAGCTTATGGTGCTTGTTTATTAGGATCATTCAATCTTACTAAGTATCTTGAGAAAGAAAAGAAAGGCTATGTATTTAACTTTAAACAATTTAAATCAGATATAAAGCCAGTTGTTCAAGCCATGGATAATGTTGTCGATAGAACTATCTATCCACTCAAGGCACAAGAAGATGAGGCAAAAAATAAAAGACGTATGGGATTAGGTGTTACTGGTATGGCAAATGCTGGTGAAATGCTTGGTTATCCATATGCTTCAAAAGAATTTATGACATGGGCTGAAAAAATATTCGCATGTCTAAGAGATAACTGCTATAAAGCTTCGGCTATGTTAGCAAAAGAAAAAGGTGCTTTTCCTTTATTTAGAAGGGAATACCTTAAAAGTAATTATATTAGGTCGTTACCAGCTTCCGTACAAAGCCTTATAAGAGAACACGGAATACGTAATAGCCATCTTACATCAATCGCACCTACAGGTACAATTAGTATCATAGGAGATAACGTTAGTGGAGGAATTGAACCTGTTTACAGTCATAAATATGATAGAACTATACAGACATTTGATGGTCCAATCGTTGAAACCGTAGAAGACTATGCCTACTCGCATGGAGTAGAAGGTCGTACTGCGGATAGTATTAGTGTTAATGATCATCTAGAGGTGCTATTATTAGCTCAACACTATATTGACAGTGCATGTTCAAAAACTTGTAACGTAAGTGGTGATGTGGACTATGATTCATTTAAACAAGTATATGTTAATGCATGGAAAGGTGGGGCGAAAGGATGCACTACGTTCCGTATTGACGGAAAGAGATTCGGAATCTTTAACGAAACCGTGGAAGAAGAAACGAAGGTATCTAGCGAGACTGAGGCAGTGGCTCAAGAAGAAGACAAAGTTGAGGCTTGCTTTATCGACCCAGCGACTGGCATACGAGAGTGTGCTTAGACAAGAACAAAAGGAGAAGTGAATGGCAGAAGACAATGTGATTAATGTTACTGATGTAGCATCTAAGGGTGTCGTGTTTGACACTCCTCCTGTGGCTCTCTCACCCAGCATATTTACAGATGTTAGAAATGTTAGATTTAAAGATGGTGCTATCAGAAAAATAGAAGGAGAATTATTACTCAATAATATAACTGAAGACCTTGTACCAGCCAACGAAGAATTTGGTCGAGTAAGATACTTTGCAGTATGGGAAAATCCTAACAGACAGCCATTGGGTTGTTATTATATTTGGGTAGTTGATTACATCAGAGCAAGTGTTACAGTAGGTCAGAAGGTCTATATACAAGATCATACAGGAACTAAGAAAGATATTACACCTAGTACTATGTCTAATGGTTTTCAATTTACAACAACTGGTTGGCAACATACCTTATTCACTGGTGGTTTTTCTTTCATTATAAACAATGGGTTAGATAAACCACATTACATATTAGACACAGCAGGTAATACAAACATAAACAATATAACATTAGCAGAACTTCCTGGATGGGATAGCTATAATGTTAATCAAACAGTTACCAGTGATACCTTTAGTACTGGAGAAAGAGAAGTGTTTGATCTCGGTCAGAAAGTAGATTTTTCTTTGAACAGTATTACAGTAGACGTAGGTGGAACTGCTAAAACAGTAGAGGCTGGAACACCAGCAGGAACTAATACTCCAAACGGTAATACATTTGTTCCTGGAAATTATCCTTCCTACGGTTCGTTACCTTCAGTTACAAGTAGTAAATTTCAAATTTATACAGATACACTAACCAATACAACAGTAGTTTATGTAGGTGGCTTAACCGATGGTGCTATTGCAACTGTAAAGATTGTATCTAGAAACCCTGTAACAGTTACTTGTGGAGTAATTGAATCGTTTGGTAACCTATTAGTTGCTGGTAATCTTACTGAGAAAGACGGTAATAATACGGTCAGAAGACTATCAGGTGTTGTAAGAACATCAGATGTTGCAGTTCCAGGTTCTGTACCTAACAACTGGAATCCTTTTGAGACTGGTGTAAATACAGCAGATGAATTTACTTTATCTGAAACTAGTGTTATTAAAGATATGAAGTCTTTACAAAGTAATATGTATATTTATGCAACAGATAGTATTCATGTTATGAGACTTACAGGAAATGTAAATGCACCTGTATCTTTTAGTCCTGTAACAGATGAATATGGTTTACTTACAAAAGGCGGTGTAATAGAATATGATGGTAAGCACTTTATTATAGGTGGAAATGATATTTATGTATTTGCTGGAAACCCAGGAGATATACAATCATTATCTGATTCTAGAATTAGACAATATTTCTTTAATAACCTTAATCCTATTTATGAACAACAGCTATTTACTCTCTTAAATCATAGAGAAAATGAAATATGGGTTTGTTACCCAACACTGGCTTCCTTAGCTGGTGAATGTGACGAAGCTCTTATATGGAATTATAGAGACAATGCTTGGACTGTTAGAGATCTTGATAGTGTTACAGGTGGAGATGTTGGACCAATTAAAGGTGGAGGTATACCAACAGCAACTATAGCTCTTACAGGTAATTCAGGTAATGCTGGTTATACTAATAGAGGAAAGAAAGAAATACAAGCAGTCACAATCAATGGTGGCACACCAAAGAAGACAGTGGGAACTAAGGCTATTAAAACAGTAGCAGTAGGCACATTTAGTAACTTTACTACAGATACACTTGAGGTAATAGACCTTACTCTTACAGGAGATAGTGGTCCAAATACTGTCACAGCAAGAAGCACATTAACATTTAATGCAGGCAGTACATTCACCTATGATAGAGACGGAAGTACTTATCTTGACGGTGGAGCAAGTGTAATCATAACTGGTGATAGTAGTATTGGTACGGTAAATCTCCCAGCAACTGCATTATTAGGAACTAATCAAGCAGAAGGTGCAACTATTAATATGACAATATTAGTAGCGGCAATTAGAGATTATATCAATAATAACAATGCCTTATCAGACTGGACAGCAACTGCAAGTACAAATGTATTGACATTAACTTCAGATGTTCCAGGACCAAGAGCATTCAGTACAAGTTCATTGGCTATCGGTGGTGGTGCAACTACTAGTATTGCAGTCGCTTCAACGAGAACTGGAGTAGGTATATACGGTATTACTTCAGCACTTAGTCCAGCTATCAGTATGAGAATACAAGCTAGTGCTGTCGGTGGTTTACACGATGCCATTGATGAAACAATAACATTTAGTACTGGAAAAAATAGTCAGGCTTTATTAGCAGCAGATGCTTTACCTTTGTTACAAGCTAAAACAGTATTCAACGGTGGCAATAGCTCTATCTATAGTGTATCAAATGTTAGTAACAAGATTAGATTCACCTCTAGACTAGGAGGAAATCATAGTGCTCTCACTATTACATTTAAAACTAGTTATGGTGGAACTGATTACACTGAAACAACTTTCGGTGGTGATGTAACAAGTAGTGTTAGTGTAGTAACTGCTGGAGTAGATAGAAGTATACCTCCAATTACTATGACACTAACTTTCCCAGCAGGGAATACTGCAGTAAAAATATTAGAAGGTACATTTAGTCGTGCTAATATAGTAACTGAAATAGATACGCTAGTAGATGCAGACAATAATTGGACAGGTGCTACAGGTACAGGTCTAGTTACAGCTACAGCTAGTGCAATCGGAGTTCAGAGTAATAACTTTGGAGTCGCTTTAACAAGCATAGGTTCGTTACCAAGTGGATTTGCAAATAGTACTTTTACTCTAGCACAAACAAGAGCTGGTCGAGCAGCACATAGTACAACAGATACTATAACGCTCACACCTCCTTTAGGTAATCCAATATCAGTTAATTTTAATAGTACAACTGCGTTTGATCCTGATTCAGGAAGTAGTCCTACTAACGTTGAGACTATAACTGCAACAGAGATAGCCACAGCATTACAAGCAGCATGGACAGACACTACACATTTTACTGTGACTAGAAATAATGCAATATTAACTTTTACCAGTGTATTAAGAACAAACGTATCTGGTTCATTTAGTTATACAGTAGCACAAGGCACATCGAGAACTGGCACACTAGTCAGTCCTCTTATTGCTAACTCTACAGGAGGTAACATCTCAGTTACGGAAGGTATAACAGCAATATATGCTAAGATGACTCGTGTTACAATAACCCTACAAACACTCTCAGGAGATAGTGTTATATTCGATAGACACTATGGAGAAGGTCCAGGAAGGCTATTAGATCCTGACTTTACTTTACTTCCAGGAGATAGCAGGTATGGAGATACAGGGTTAAGCAGTGATGCTGCATACTTAGCAACTTACTATAATCCAGATGCAACTCAAAACGCAACGGAATTAGCAAAACCTAACGGTGCTGTCGTAAATACTCTTACTGCAATGCAGGCGGCATTAGCATCTATAAGTTCTAATCAATTACTATTGGTAACTCCCAACAGTTCGAGTTCACCGACTAGTATTGTTATAAGTCCTAGTCAATTTAGTTCTAATGCTAACTATGTTAAATCATTTAGTCCAGCTACACAAGTAGTTACTGCGAGTGTTGCACCTACAACTACTGCACTCACTAATGTGGCAGAGGGTAATACGGTTGCAGCAGGTAGTCCTACCCAAAGCACAAGTGGAACTACTATAAATACTACATTTGATATCGTTAGACCATGGAGTAATCTTAATGTAAATCCTAATAAATCTTTTCCCATCTTTGCAGAAAGTGGATTTAATAGTGGTACGTTATTTAATCGTATAAGAGCTGGAGATCTCGGATTTGATTTTGCAGGCACTAACTATATATCTTATTTTGAAAGACAACAGATGTCTATTACACCTACATTCGATACTGAAACTATAGAGAGTATTTCTTTATGGGCAGATGGAGGAACGATAACAACTGTTGGAGGAGAGCCCCAGAGGGCTACACTTCATGTGCGAGCAAGAGGTACTAACTATTCTGGAGAAGATCCTTATTTAACTGTACCAGAAGATAATACTCAGACCAACGCTAAGCGTAATAAACTTGTCATTAATGATTTTACTGTAGGCACTAGCCATAAGGTAGATGCACGAACACAAGGTCGATATATTAATTATCGAGTTGATGACGCTGTAAAGAGCTTGGCTGGCGGCTATCTAGCTAATAATAATAAGGCATGGAATATATCTGGTCTACAGATGAAGGTTAGAAAAGGAGGAGATAGATAATGGCTATTAATAACCCTCCTTTAACTGAAAATAGTACTCTTAATATGGTTTTATTAGAGCTAGTAAGAGAAGTAAACCTATTAGAACAAAGACAGTTAAAGCTTTTGGCAGATATAAGAGCAGCAAGTGACTTTGCAGATTTAAAAGTAAGGATAGATCAACAATGATAAAACTTATAGAAGATAATGATGTATTTGAAGCTATAAAGCTTATGAATAAATCTTGTCAAGAGAATGAGTACAAAGGCTATGATAGAAATGAAGCAGTTTGGATAGAATATTTCTTATCATTAGTTAAAAAACAAAAGGAAGGAAGCCCACATGCTCTTGTCATAGGAGACTATGATGACACTACAAGGCTAAAGGGTTTTCTCTCTGCTTCTACATTTACTAATTATTATAATAATCAATGGGTTATGGATGTTAAGGACTGTATAGTTGACCATGATTGTAACAATGCTTATGTGGTTTATCGACTGTTTGATTACATGATGGAACATATAAAGAAGCATGGTGGAAAAAATTGGAGAGCAGATTCTGTTCGTAATGAAAAAGAAGCTATAGATTATGGTCGCTTCTTACAAAAAAGGTATAATGCACAAGTACATGTCTCTGTGAGAGGTGTAATACAGGAGAATAAAGATGAATAACGATTATGAACCTAATCTAGGTCTATATGATATGAGAAGAGACACTACAGGGATGCCTGAGAGTCTCGCCAACAAAATAAATATTAATATATGTATGAAAGGTGGCGGAGGAGGTGGTAGTACTACTTACACTGGTATTGATCCTGAGTTTAAACCCTACCTTGAAAGGGCATTATCAGATGTGACTGCAAGATATGAGGCAGATGTTGCTACTGGACCTGATGCTGTCGTAGCTAAGATGACACCTGAACAAATTGCAGCTTTAGAAAATCAAAAAGCTTTAGCCACGGATAAAATGAAAGGCACAGGAATATACAACACTGCTGCAGCTAATGAAGAAGCACTTAAAAATATTATGGGTACAGGTATGGGACAAGCAGCTGGAGCTGGATCATTAGGTTCTGCTCGTTCACAATTAGCTATGAATAAAGCATTGGCAACTGAAGCTTCTGGTCAACAAAGAGAAAGAGCAAAAACAGCTGAATCAGGAGTTGAAGACTTAGGTAAAGTTGGAACAACACTACAAAAGTATCAACAAGAAAGATTAGATGCACCACATACAAGTGCCAAAAGATACTTTGGTTACTTATCAGGTGCTCCTCAACAAAGTAAAGTAGAACAGTCAGGCGGAGGTAAGTAATGGAATTAGGATTGGCAAGCCCAAATGAAGAAGAAAAAATGCAAATGAAACAATATCAAGCACAAGCAGCCCCTCTTGCTCAACAGGAAAAAGGAATGGGTGGACAAATGCTAGACATGGCTAAACAAAGAGCTATGGAAGGTGCATTAAATGCTGGACAGACTGCAGTAACTGGTGGGATTAAAAGTGCATTAGCACCTACAGTAGGCAGTGCAATAGAAGGCGGTGCTGTATTAGGTCCAACTGCAGGTGCTGGCGGAATGGCAGCATTAGGAACAGCAGTACCTTATGTTGGTGCTGGTTTACTTGCTGGTAAAGCACTCGGATTGTTTAATGAAGGTGGACAAGTTGGACCATTGAGTACACAGTATGCTGCTGGCGGTGATAAAATAGATCGGAATAAAAAGTATACTGAAGATCAACAAAAGCAAAATTTTGAAGAAATAATAAGACAACAAATGTATAATAAATATAATATGCAACAAAACCCTACAAGAGGAATTGATTACCTTGGTGCTTTCCAAGCAGCTGCAACAAATGATCCTATTATGAGTAAAATTTATGATGTAGGTAGAGCTCCTGGACACACTGGATTATTTAGTTTTAATGAATTTATGAGACCAGATAGCAGAGGGTATCTTGCAAGAGATAGCTATGATGCTCCTAATTCTAGAGGTGAATTAAATCCTAAAAATTATTACGATCAAGGTGGACCAGTAGGCATGACAGAGGCAGATGCAAGAGCACTGATGAATAATCAACCAAATCCAGATCAGTTATACGATGAGATAGTAGCTGAAAGCATGACTGAGGCAGCAATAGGTACTCCAATGGCTATGCCAATGATGAGACCTCCTTTAGCAGCAGACCCTCTCAATGCTGATAGAACACATAGTCCTTACGACATGATAAGACCAGACAACGCACCAAGTACTTAGGAGAATAATATGGTAGGATTTAGATCAGCTGGACCGTCAGGTACACTAAGTAAAGCACAAAATATAATAACTAAACCTTATCAAGGCATTGACCCTATTGTACCGACTCCTTATGCTCCCCCTGCAGCACCACCAATAGATTACTCTGATTTAGACCATGATGATGGTGGCAATAATAGTAATCAGACTAGCCTTGATTATATTAATAATTATAATAATCAAATTGATGCTAACAATCAATTTGGTCCAGGCGGTATGATGCAAGCTAACATAGATAATCCAGTTGCTAATCCAACAGATTTCTATGGTAATCCTATAAAGAAAGAAGTACATGGACCTACATTTGATCCTTCAATACTTGTTCCTGGGGGCAGCTTCATGGCTCTCAATAAGCCATCAATACCTACTAGTGGTTATGGTACTCCTGGAACATATAGTAGTATTAGTGGCGGGAAGTTTAATGCTGACGGACAAGCAATTAATCCAATTACAGGACAACCTCTTCAAGAGTATGCTACTGTAGGTGCATTTAAAGACAGTGTATTAAGTAATCCATTAGGTGAAACTTCTCAGGGTCAACTTAAAGATATGGAATATGCTAAACAGAAAAGTGAATACGCTACATTAAAAGAAGGTGGAACAGATGTTATGGGAAATCCTGTAAGCACAGGGCTATCTAAAGAAGCTGAACAAAAAGTAGCTCAAGCTTTAGGTGAAGATATGGGATTTCCATCTTATACAGTTGCTCCTGGAACTGCTACTAATCAAGCAATAATATCAGGGAAAGTAGTTCCTGGATCTCAGCATAGCAAAACAAATACATTTACAAATAAAACTGGTGCTGGTTCATTAACTAAAGGACCACCTCCAGGTCATCCAGAAACTCATGGTGGTGGTGAACATGAAAGTAATGAGGATCATTCAGAACATCAAGATGAAAGTGGAGGCTGGGATGATTACAGCTTTAACACAGGTGGTTTAGTACCAGAGTTAGGTATACCTAAGAGAGATAGAGATATATCGCATCCAATGATGCAAGATCCACTTGTTGGTTTTATATAGGAGATAAGGAATGAACTTAAAAAAATATACACAAAAAGATAGGTATGGAAATATGTTTTCCTACGAGTTCGATGTACCCTCTATGCAAGAGATTCCTCAACCAGATCCAGAGATATTTAAACCAAAGGGAACTGATACTGTACCTGCTATGTTAACTCCTGGAGAGAATGTAGTGAATGCAGAAGCATCTAGACTTCCTGGAGTACAACCTATGCTTGATAAACTCAATGACAAAGGTCGTGCTATACAGAAAGAACAAGGTGGACCGATACCTAGTTACAATTCAAGAGGAGATAAAGTAGACTACTATGGTAATAATTATGGTCAATCAACTATCAATGCAGAAATAAACACATTAAAAGGAATGGGATTATCTGATGCACAGATTATACAGGCTCTTATGAATAACCTTAATATGTCTCAAGGAGAAGCTCAATCGGCTTTAATGCCTACCTATAAACAAGAAGGCGGAGTCATCACAGAAGACATGATGCCTAGCGTACTTGATGCTATAAGGAAAGTAGAATCTGGTGGTGATGTAAATGCAGTATCTGAAGTAGGTGCAGCAGGACCATATCAGATAATGAAAGCCACAGCATTAAAACCTGGGTATGGTGTAGAAGCTATAAGTGGTGCTGATAGATTTAATGAGGTAAAGTCGAGAGCCTTTGCTAAACAATACCTACAAGGTATTATGAAGGCACACCCAGAGTTTACTAAAGATGAAGTGATAACAGCTTATCACTCAGGAGTTGGTAATGTTCTCAAGGCTAAAGGTGGCGTAGAAGAACTCGGTACTCGTGGTAAGAGATATGCTGGTAAAGTAAACACCGCTATGGGTATACCTAAGATAATTGAATATGATGCTACACCTCAAGAAGCAGGATTTATGTCTGCACAGGCGAGCACTATGTCAGATAGAGAAAAGAAAGATGCTGAATTGTTAAAAGGAATAACACAAGAAAGGGATATCGATGATCGTAATTTCTTTACTAAACTATTTAGCGATGCACCTCCAGCTGAAGATCCAGTATTACCTATGGATGAGAGTGAGAATGCTTTAGGTGTTATCCCTGATTTTAAAAGTAAATTTCCTCAAATGGTTAATACTTTATTTAAAGCTCCTCCTAAAACAGTTGAAAGCATAGTCGATGATGACCCATCTGGAGCAGAAATAACTGCTAATAGTGCTGCTAAATTGATTGAAGAAATGGAGGCTTCAGAGGGTTACGCAGAAGAAGAAGGTAAGCTAACCTTAGATAAGGCAGATACTGAATGGGCTAAAAAGAATCTTACAGGTAAATACGAAGGTGACTTTAGTCAATACCTTATTAATAAAGGAAAAGAATATGGCGGTATTGCATTAGATAAATCTATAGAGTATTTTAAAAATACTTTTTCAAATATGTTTGATGGAGAAGAGCTTGCTCGAATGGCTCTTATGTATACTGGTTCTCGTGCATTAGGCTATGACCATCTTTCTTCTATTAAATATGGAATGAAAAACTATATTAAGCGTGTTGATAACGAAATAGCTCAACGTAAAAAGAATGTTGCAAGTGCTGCATGGATTAAGGAGTATACTCCAGAATCAATGGCTCTCTATTTAAAGTCAGGAGATATGAGTGATCTAGCAAAGAAAGGAGCAACACTAAAGAAACCTAGTGGTAGTGTTTATGTTGTAGGTGAGGGAGAAGTACCTACATTTACAATGTCAGATGGAACTGAAACAGCATTTCATAAAGGACAATATAAACCTTTTACACATAAAGACTTGATAGGTCGAGTAGACAAAATGAATAATGATGTCTATGGTGATGTGGCTGTTAGTAAACGATTTGCAGAGTATGCTAAAGAACAAATTAAAAAGGCTAATGCAGATGCTGGTCTTAAAGCAGGTAGAAAAGACGATGATACCTACGATACTATGTTTAGAGAGAATGCTAATTCGATTGGAACTAGAGCTAATGCAGTATATAGGGAAGTTCTTAGATCTAACTTTATATCAATAAAACAAGCTCCTCGCTATGAGATGGCTATACAAAGAGGTATAGATGCATATCTCAGAGATGTTGCCCTTGCTAAAAAGAACAACAGAACTGCTCCAAAGAGCGTAGAAGCCTATATAAGAGAGCAAGTGTTTGTTCCGTTATCAGGCGTTGGAGGAGATCAGGTCGGAAAGACCTCTACTCAGCATATAACTGAGATAAATAGAGAGGTTAAGAGAGGTATTCCAGGAGCTCCAGACAGTCAAGAGTATTTAGAAGAATACAAAAGACGATGGGCAAAGAAGACTGTAGCTTGGAATCAACTACGATTGACTAATCCTAAACAATACCAAAAGATTAAAGACGGTGTTGATAGGCGTAATAATATCTGGCTCAAAGAACAACCAGATAAAACAACTATAATAAAAAATTGGGATCCATTTACATATTGGGTCTCCATAACTCCAGAAAGTGAAATTGATAGGCTGATTGACACAGCATAATAACACTTATCCCTAAAGGATTCTTAACACACCCTTATAGGGGAGAATCCCTTTAGGGATACCTTATTTTAATCAGGAGGTCTATATGGCTACATTTCAAGATAATCAAGGCAAACAATACACATGGGTAGATAGTGATACCATAGCAGATAACGACAGAAGTTATCGTATTGTAGGTTATAATGCTAGAGAGACCTCTAAGGTTGTTCCTGACAATGAAACAGGTTTACCTAGATTTATTATGGGTCAACAAGGTGGTGACGAACAATCCGAAGCTACGCAGAGAATAGCTGCTGCTGGCGGTTTTAATATTATTGAAAGCACAGGAGAGTTTGATTCTTATGGAAGAGAACTGATTAGAATAAAAGATGCTAAAGGAAATGATCTTAGTAATACACTAATAAGATCAGGAGCAGTCGGTATTAATCGATATACCGATGAACAAGGCTTAAAGGCATACGAAGATGGTTTAATGGCTAGAGAGTCAGGGAAGGTATCTAACTATGGTAAAATAGCTGATGAAGTAATTACAAAGAGACCTATCTATTTTAAAGATACTCCGTTAATGGAGAAAGCATTTGGATCAAGTCCTACTACTGAGAATGATTATGCCCAACAAGTACTACAAGTTATTGCAGAACAAAGAGGTTTAAATCTACAAGACGATGATCAGTTAAGAGAAGCAACTAAAATATTAGATAGCGGAAACTATGATCAACGTAGCATACCTTTTACTGCTATAGCTTTTAGGTCTCCTGATAGAACAAAAGAAGGAATAGCCTACAATCAATTCTCAACTTCATGGAATCAAGGCTGGGCTGGAATGGCTAGAGGTCTTATGGGTTTTTCAGAGCTAATGGGAGTTACCATTGGCAACGAAGAAATGAAAGAATGGGGTGGTGAAGGTGTTAAAATATATAGTGAAGAATTAAAAAGAGCACCTAGACTTGAGAGCATGGATTACCGTGATGTTGATGATGTATGGGATGCATATAGATTTATTTCAAATAACTTAGCCATGTCAGCACCTTATCTCGTTACACTTACTACAGGTGCATTATTAACACCAGTTACTGCAGGTGTTTCTATGGGTATTGCCTATGGATCAGTCGGAGGCAGTTATGCTGGTCAAGTATGGAACGATATTGAAGGACCGAAAGGTAGACAAGAAGCTGGATTATCTTTATTAGCTGGTACTGCTATGGCAGTTATTGATGCCTTCGGTTTTAAAGGCTTGATAAGTCCATCCAGAATACTTAGCAAAGAGGGGAGAGAATATCTAGCCGAAGAAATAGCTAAACGAAGTAAAGGAGAGATAACAGTTGAACAGGCAAGAGAATCAGTTAGAGTAATGTCTGTTAAAAAGATGAAAGAGACCATGGAAGGTATGGGTAACTTCGCCTACGATCTTGCTAAACAAGGGAGGCTTGCTCCGTTAATTGCGAAGTCACAGTTCATTAAAAGTGGAATTAAAGGTGGTCTTCGAGAGGCTGGCACTGAAGCTGCTCAAGAAGGTCTTGGTTACCTTGCCTCTAAAGCGATGTCAGAAGGTGGTCTTGATAAAAACTTTGATATGGAAAAGTTTAAAAACTTATTAGCACAAGCTGCAGTGGCAGGTGGTACTCTTGGTACTGGATTTGCAACTGCTGGTGAGCTAGTTCAAGTTGGAAAGAATAAGGTTCTTAAGCGTGATCTTGAAGAAGGTAAACTAGATAGTTTAAATCCATTTGATAGAATTAGACGAGAGTTTAATCCTGAAGAAAAAATAACTGATCCTGTTACTGGAATAGAAAGATCTTTCGGTAACAATGATATTATAGATGAGAACAAAAAAGGATCGGTCAGCCTAAATGTTAATAGTATGGATGAAGCCAATATTAATAGGCTTAATAAAGAACGAATCCTACTAGGTAAACTATCTGATACAGAGCTTAATCAAAAACTTTCGGATATAGAAAATCGAATAGCTAAAAACGATGAAAGTATTGCTTTAAATTCTGATATAGCAAATCATCCTGATGTAGCTGAAAAAGACAAAGCAGAGGCTAGGGTAAGAAATAGAAATCTTGAAGGGGATAGGAGAAGAAATCTAGTAAATAAGGAACAAGTAGAAAGAGAGACAACTGGAAGAGCACAAGGAAGGATAGCTGAGCTAACTCCTAAAGAAGTAGAAAGGATAGAAAACGATATAGCTAAATATGAAGCTAGACCAAAAGATGTTGAACCTCAAGAGTCTAAAGTAAAACAAGCTACAGAAGCAAGACAAAAAACTTTAGAATCAAGAAAAAGAGACAGAACTTTTTGGGATAAACTTAAAAACTTTAAAGAGTATTTACCAAAAGGATATCGTGCAGCAGCAACTTCTATCTTTAGACCAGAGTTACTTAGACTAAGTGAGACATTAAGAAAATTAGCTTCTCTAATAGGATCACCTTTAGGTTCTATGTACAGTGGTAGAAATGTAGAACACTATTCAGATCATTTATTCAGTAACAGATTTATGTCTATACTAAAAGCAAAAAATATATTTCAAAGATTCGGTTATATAGATACCTTAAGTAACTCAAAAGAAATATCTGAAATAATATATAGATATATGAATGCACAAAAATTAGATCCCACTAGTGCAGAGGCTATTGCTTACTTTAATAGTAAAGAATACATCAAGCACAAATCAGCTCTTGAAATAACAGTCAATGATCTAAATGACTTAGTACAAACTATGTTTGATTTAGAATATGAAATGATGGTTAAAGAAATAGGGGCTGGTGCTGCCATAAGAAGAATCAATGACCCTAAAGATCCTTTCTGGATGAATACAGGTTCTTTTGATTGGAAAAAAGTTAGACAGAACGAGTCTGCTTGGAAAGCTTTTATGGCTAAGAATGCTAGAAAAATGAATGGAGAAAAATATACTTATTCAGAGATTAACGATCTTTATATTAAGATATCTAATCAAGAAGAAGCCAGTGATTTTTCTTTAGTTGAAGGAGACTTCTGGCAACCTAACACTTTTAAAACTAGTAAAGGTCAAAACCTCTCTACTGCTGATGGCTTTAGTGATTTTGCTAATACTGACATCATACTTAATATGACTCACTTGTCTAGACAGTATGCTAAGTATATTGCGTACACTACTTACTTCGGAGCAGGTGGTAAAGACCTTGACTATATGCTTGGTCAAATGAAGGAAGAAGGTTTAAGTGATGACCAAATAGCTGAAGTGGCTCAAGGTGTAAAAGATATTATTGATGCAGGTACAGGTAACTTTAACAATATTAAAAGTAAAAACTTAAACTTTTGGCAAAGAAAAGCTTCTTTCTTTTCTACGTTAATAGGATTACCCTTCTCTGTTCTCGCATCCTTTGCAGAATTTGCTATGTTACTTTATAATGATCCTGGATTTCCTGTGATTAAAGAGGGAATTAAAAAAGCAATGGGTGAAATGATTACTATATTTAAAGATATAGAAAAAGGAACTCAAAACCCAGCATTAGAAAATGTACCTAATTCAGCTAAAGATTCAAAGGCTTTACATAGACTAATGATGAATGGACTAGTACATGAAGACGCAGTCGGTGCAACAAGATTAGGGATGGGTGAAACAGATGTTGCCCAAGCTTGGTTTTTAAAGAAATTTTTTAAGGTTACTTTAATATCACCTTTAACTTTATTCCAAAGAATACTAGCACAAAGTCAAGTAGCTGGTTTTGTTAGTGATAGATTAAGACTATTAGCAGCAATACCTGAAGGCTACCCTATGAATAACCGACAACAAGAAGTCTATACTCAAATGCTTAATATGGGAATGGATGTTGATACAATGGTTGCTATGTATATCAAGTATGATGGCAATCAAGCGTTATTTGATAGCCTTATGGAAGACACTACAGATAAAGTTGCTCAAGCTGATATGGATTTTATGAATGAGCAAATGGAAATAGGATCTTATGCTTTTATAAATGAAAGAGTTCAAAACCCTAAGGCATACAATAGACCTTTGTTATTCCAAGACCCTCATTACCAACTATTCTTACAGTTTAACGGTTTTATAAGTACATTTACTGCTAATATTATACCGAAGTTATGGATTGACTATACTAAAAATGGTTCTCCTAGAATGAGATATAATACCTTTGCATTAATGATCATTATGTTTGCCTTAGCTGGATTATCACAGTGGTTAAAAGACTATATCAAGTTTAAAGACAGTACACCTTACCTAACTAAAGAACAATTACTTCAAAGAGCACTTATGGCTTCTGGAATATTAGGTTCAGGTGAAAGAGTATTACAAGCAGCATTTCCACTGTATAGGAGTAGAGATGAGAGCATAGTCGATAGAGTCTTTGGTGAAACAATAGGTGGTGCTCCCTTTGTCCGTAACGTTGCTAACATAGGTAAATCAATAGGTTCTGCTCTAGAAGGAAAAACTGAGCAGGCAGTTAGACAAGGGTTAACAGCAACTCCGTTAATCGCACCAGCAACACCAATAAGAAATATAATACACGATTCAATATTTAATCCAACAGATATTAGACCGTACAAATAATAGGAGACTTAAATGGCTAAACGTTATACAACAGCGGAGCTTCAAAAAATTAAATTAGATCAGGAGAATCAATTAAATTTTGATGCTGCTAATCCGATATTAGAATCTGCGGATAATATTATGTCTGGTAATTTACCTTCAGAAACGGTAGGCAGTAATACGCCTATCGAATCTATTGCAAACACATCAGTAGTAACAGGGAGACCCTCTCCTTCTACTATAGGTGGACCAACTCCAGATATAGGTTCTCCAGCTAGAGGGCTAGGGGTTGTTCCAACACAAGCTGATTACGAAGATCAAGCACAGGCAGGTGATCTTGCTATTAACGTTGATGCTGCAGATCCTTTTGCAGTAGTATCACCTACTTTAGCTACACCAGAAGAATCTAAGGGGTTGTTACAATCAACAGTTAGTAGAGGGGCTATTAATAGAGAAAACTTTAAAGAAGAAAATCTTAAAGCCATACCTGAATTAATTAATTTACAACAACAACTAACTAATGATGAATTAAAATATGGTAATAGGGAAGCAGAGTATATCGCTAAATTATTTGAAGCAACTTCTAAAGCAACTACTGATGCCACTAATATATTTGATTCTGACTCATTAGCAATAACTAATGAACAAAAAACTCAGGCATTTGGTAATGCTCAAAATTATTTAAACGAAAATGCTGATGAAGTAAACTATATAATAAGAAGTGTAGACTTATTAAATATGTCTGAAGATTCTAGTGATATTAATTCACCACTTAAAAAAGATCTCGGTCCAATCATAGCAGCTGCAGCTATATTAGAAACTGCTCAAATACTAAGTGATCAAGCTGCAGAAGTAGACGATCAGGATTCTGAGAAAAGACATTCTAACGATATGTCGAAGGAAGTTATCGGTCCAAGGGTCGGAGCTAAAATTGAACAAATGATTTTTGGTTCTAAAGACTTAGATACACCTAATAGGTCAGGATTACCTAGAGATTATGGATATGTATCGAGATTAACTGGACAACAACGAAGTCTTTTAGGTCAAATATCAATGGATGCTATGGCAAGGAGTCCTTTATTTGATTTCCTTACAGAAGAAGAAGTGATTGATATTAATACTGGAAAACCTAAGACCATATATAACACTACAAGACTGCAATATTATAATTTAAATAGGGTTGTTAATGCTGTTAGGGATATGTTAGGAGAAAGTGGTCCTCAAAAACCTGTCAGACATAGTAAGAAAGGTAAAGGAAGGCTAGCTCCTATGAGTGAGAAGGGAGCTTATAAAACCTCTAAGATGACTAAGAATGTATCTAAGAGTGAAGCAGTAGAGGAAATGGATACTGCTCGTCATAAAGCAGACAATATAGTACATACTGTACCTCCTCAAATACCTATAATATATGCTGGATTTCTTAATGCTGGATTAGATGCCGCAGCTCTTCAAAAGAACGGTACTGATTTAACATCGAGTGCAGCAGCTAAATATACTAAGCAAGACTACGAATACTACCAAGATAAGGTTCAAGACTATCTCGAAGATTACCTATTAAAAGAAGAAAAGCTTGGATTAAAAGTAGAAGATCTTAAAACATATGATCCACTTACAGGAGCACCAGCCACTACCTTCATGAGAGCCGCAGAATTAAAAGCTGATGGCGTAGTTGCTCGACATAAAGAACGCTGGGAGCGTAGAATAAGTGAAGGCTTTGACAATATAGGTAAGCCAATATACTTTGATAATAGATCAATTTCTTTTGGTATGAGAATGTTTGGTTCACAGGATGAATTAAACTATTGGCAAGATAAAATAGCGAGGGGCTTATTACATCCAGCCTTCCCTACAATATTTAAGAAGACTGGAGAAGCAAAGAATTTAACAGGTCAAGTAGATATGCTTGGAACACCTTTAAATGTAAATGATTATTACTCCTCAGTAATAGATAGTGCTATAGAGAAATCAAAAAATAATTTAGAATACGATAAATTTACTGATGAAGAAAACTATCATCGTATAATGGCAAGAACTCTCGTTCCAGATGCTGATAAATATATCTTTGAAAACTATGCAGATGTTCTTCAAGTATACAAAGAAATGTATACAGAGCTTGTGTCTCTCGGTCAACAAATCAATGAATTTAAAGATTCTCAAAAAGAAAAGGTAGCTACACCTGAGGCGATTGATCTCAGTGCTCGAAATCCTAATGCAATAGACAGAATGCCTATCAGTGCTTCTCTTAATGAGTACTTAGAAAAAATAGGTAAGGATGAATTCTATTACGCATTAAACAACCTACCTGATTTAGCTTTGTATGATGCTAAAGGTGTTGATCAAGACTTTGCAACTAAAGTAAAAGCAGGTGCTGATGGAGTAGCTAACGGTGCTACTATTCTAGGTTACCAACTAGGAATAGAAGAAATAATAACAAGAGGAGGCATACTCCTTAATGGTAGAGAAACTATCGAAGAAGACCTAAGAGATTATGTGTTCAATAAGATGGCTCAACTCCCTGAAATAAAAGCAGATAATGGAGACCCTGATCAATGGGATCTTTCATTCAGAGCAATGGCAGCTGATAACAAAAAGAAAGACCTAATGAAAAGCCCAGTCATGACTACTATGTATGGTCTTGAAGCTGATTTTCAAAAAGGTGCAGCTGAACAATTTGTTAAGAAGAATCCTAAATACTTTAAACATCTTGATGAGACTAATCCAACTAAAATAATCGAAGGCTTAAGAAATTATATGGCTGACGGATTAAAACTTGGATTGGGTCCAGCACTAGATCATGCAAATTTAGCTAAACGTATTGGTCGTCTTTTCGTATTGGCAGATGAACCTGCAATAATGCGTGGACCAAAACTAGGCGAAACAGATTCTAGTCGCTTTCCTCTAGTTGCTACAGGTGTTAAATCATTAGTTACTAGTGATGACACATATATGCTAGGTACAGGAGCAACACCTGAAGGTCAAGACATAGCAACTACTCGAATCAAGACTACTAAAGCAGTAGCTGATGTCGTAGAACCTAAAGCATCAAAGCTAATAGGTGCTGGCGGACAAAGGAGTAAGCCAGGAAAAGGCAGTGGAACTATGGATAAGATACCAGTTGCATCTACAACAGCTCAAGATGCTGCAGTTATTATTAAGTATCTTAATGGAGAACTAGAGCCTGACGAATTCTTTATGCAAATTTATGATGGTGTTATTGGTGATGTTAAATCTTTCTTCAAGATGACTGAAGCAATCAATAGAATCTTTTTAGATGTGGTTCAAAATTATAAATTACTAGAAGAAGAACAGCGAATGGTTGTTAATCTTAAAGAGAAGTTTAAAGCAGAAGCGAAAAGCAATCCTGATGGGATAAAAGATTTAAGTCCAACAGGAAGATATGCATATCTGGGTGAATTTCTATCAAATGGTTATATGAGAAATGAAACTCTTAAAAAAGATTTACCGTTTAGAACTTCAGATAGTAGAATTGCTAATCTAGATAACACTAAGGCTAGTCCAGAAGATACTCGACATAAAGCAAATCATCGAAGATTACAAGCAGTTAAAGCAGACATTAAAAATATAGCAGATAAGTTAAATTATAACAACAGATACGCTGCTACTAAACAACTAACCAATGTGGAATTTAGTAAACTCTTTAATGAACTAATAACTGCACTCGGTACTTTATCTGAGTTAGATAAAAGAGTAATTGAAGCTAAAGTAAAACAAAAGAAAATTGCAGATAAAATTAGAAAGACTATGCAATATAAATAAACATACCCCACAGGGAATCCTTATGGAAACCTTGTGGGGTATCTTTATTTTAAAATGTTAATCCATTGGCTTTTGCAGCTTGAATTGCTAAGCTCTTTCTTCTATCTGCTTTCCTCTTAGCCTCCGTTTCAGTAAAGCCTTGCTCCATGTAACCTTCAACATTCATCGCATGTACTCTATCTAACATAAATCTATTTATATTATCGTTACCTAAATCGGTAATGCTAGCTCCAAACTCTGCAAAGTCTGCATCTTTAATTTCAGTCCAGCCTGCCTGAGCTAACCAATTTTTATCTGCCATATTAATCTCCTATTAACAGAAGAAGTAATCTGATTGAACTACTTCTTTAATATTTAAAGCACCGATAGTCGGTTGCTCACCTTCATAGCCTCTTCCAAATGGAATTGAGTCATAGAAGTTTTCTTTATCGTATAGCTTAACGAACTTATCTCGTGCCTCTATCATAAGGTCTTCTACCTTAGTGGCATGAGCACTAAATGAGTCATGTACTGCTCCGAAGTCACCATCCCAATCGGCTACTACAAGAGCCATATGAGCTGCATCAGAGCTATGAACAAAGTTAGGACTGATACCACACATAAACCCTCGTCTATCTGGTATATCTGTCTTCTCTCGTATCACATGCTTGAATCTCAGTTCACCTTCTGGTGTATTGAATCCGTAACAGTCTACCTTTGCAGGTCTAGTACGATAACATTCGTATATCACTGGAAAACCTGACTCGGATTCCCATTGTATACCACGACCTCTATCAGTACCATAAGTTGCTAACCAATTAGAGATTTCTTTATCAGCTAATCGTTGCAGATATCTCATAGTATCTAATGGACCTGGACAGACCTCTTGTATAGCTCTTATTACTTGATTACTAAGCTCATCACAATCCCAAGTATTGATATTGTAATCTTTAGTATAACCAAACTGATAACAGTCACTATACATAGACTCTGACATTTTCTTCTGACCACAGCTGTAAGCCCTAGTCATAGCCCCTCTCTTAGCTATCCCTTTCCTGATATGCTTCATAGGCATCTGCCTTTCTTCAAACCATTCAGGCATCCTCTCGCATAATCTCTTTGCCACTTGAACATAGAAATCATTGGGTACATCTTCAGAGGTTAATCCTACTAGTCTACCTGTAAGGGAGTCTTTAGACATAGCACCTAAGTGTTGCCAACCATTATTAGCACCATCAATAGGTATCGGTAGCTGAGTATAGAACTCTCCTTTACTCTGGGAGTACTTATACCACTCGATACAACAAGCCATGAATGCTATTCGTTTCTCTGCTTCTTCTGCAAAGATCCTCATCTCACCCATCTCAATTATCGTATCAATATTCTCTTGAGTCCATCTAGCTCTATCATCTAGTGTCATCTTATCTACAGATATAGTATCAAGTTCTTCTTCCTGTAATATCTTCTTATAGTCTGAAGATGCCCAGTTAGGTATCTGATCTATACTGTATGACTGATTAAATGAACAAGCAGTATGTACTGCCAACCAGAAGTTAGCTGTCTCATCAAAGAGTTTTCCTTTGGCAAAGAGTAACTGACTACGAGCTATATCTGCTCCTTGAAAGTTAAAGAACGGTTCACTATAATATAGTCTACCTCTATAGTCTGCATCTAAGTAGAAGCTAAACTCTTTGTCTAACCACTTATCAGCTGCTGCCATAACCTCTTTGACTTCTCTATTCTTTGACGCTTGGCGTTGATATAGCTTAGCGTTCTCATTCTTATCCTCACCATCAAAGGTATCGTTGCTAATAAACGTATCCCAATTCTCTAGGATAGCCTTATGTACATCAGGGTTTACAGTAAACCTAGTTGCCTGTAACTTATCGATTGCCTTTACAAATGGCTTATCGAGATACTTAAAGAACTTATGCTCTTTAGATTTATCCCAAGTCTTTATAACTGACTTCCCATTATTTTGGAATAGGCTCTTTATAGGAGGT